ATCACTGTAAACCAGACACCAGAGGAAAACACGGATGGCTGAAAAAAAGGATGGCCTCTACAAGAACATTCACCAAAAAAGAAAGCGAATTAAAGCTGGCTCTGGTGAGCGTATGAAGCGTAAAGGCGAAAAGGGACGTCCCTCGGCAAAAGACTTTAAAGAGTCTGCAAAGACTGCGAAGAAGAAAAAATAAATAGCTTTTAGGAGAGTAGATATGTACACAATGAAAAACAAGTCAATGGGTAAGATGAAAGGCGACGGCATGAGCGGTCAGGGTAACGAGGCCATTGCTATGGCTGGTGAAAAGACCAAGGACTACGATGCAGCCGCCAAGATGGCAAGCCCCGGAAGCAAGCCAAAGCAGCAGGCGTAACGCCCAGTTTTGACTGAAGCTCAAACACTAGATTTTAATCTTCACCCCCGCCAGTTTGAGGTCTTTAATGACCCCGCTCGGTTTAAGGTTGTAGCCGCCGGGCGTAGATTTGGTAAATCCTACCTAGCTAGGGTTATGCTTCTCATCGAAGCAATGAAAGAAAAGAACGAGGAAGGCTACGATCTAAAGAACAGAGCAGTGTATTACATTGCTCCTCGGCTGAAAACCCAACAATCCCTATTGCAGACGAAATTGAACGGTCTGTAAAACAGGGAACCCCAGCAGAAGTCATTAGACAAGAGTATTTTGCGTCCTTTCAAGCTGCTGGTGGTAAGATTTTCAAAGAAGAATCGTTCAAATACAAAGATTCCGAGCCGTCTGAAGGCTCTTACTACATTGCAGTGGATCCGGCAGGCTATGAAGAAGTCAGTAAAAAGGGCGCAAGAGAGGACAGGCTGGACGAAATGGCAATCGCCATCGTCAAAGTCGGCACTTTCGGATGGTACGTTGCTGAAATTCGCACTGGCAGGTGGAATGTTAGGGAAGCAAGTATCCAAATCCTGAAAGCAGCCAAGGATTATCAGGCGCTAACAGTAGGAATCGAGCGTGGAGCGCTAAAAAACGCTGTCATGCCCTATCTTACGGACCAAATGCGCCGTTTAAGCATTTTTCCACACATTATCGACGTTACACACGGCGGTAAAAAGAAAACAGAGCGCATCGCGTGGGCGTTGCAGGGTCGAATGGAGCACGGAAGGCTGTTTTTACCAGAAGACACCTCCGATTGTGAAGACCCAAAGTGGGTTAGGAAGTTTATTAACCAAGCACTCGACTTTCCAAACCCCATGTCACACGACGACATGCTTGATGCGCTAGCATACATAGACCAAGTCGCTACAACCTCCTACATTGACGAAGATGATTTTGTAGATGACTGGGAACCTCTCGACAGTATAGCGGGATACTAGGATATGGCAGTAAACCCAATCGTAGACGCCGAAGACAACGAAAACATGCCTAACGAGGACGGCAACCCACGCCTTCTCGGATATTGCATGGAACGTGTTACTGAGGCAGAGCGTTACAGAGACCAAAACTACGCAGAAAAGTGGGAAGAATATTACCGCCTGTGGAGAGGCATCTGGGCTAAAGAGGACAAAGATCGTGCTTCAGAGCGATCTAAGCTTATCTCTCCAGCCCTACAGTCAGCAGTAGAGTCCACGGTATCGGAACAAGAAGAGGCGGTTTTTGGACGTGCTCAGTGGTTCGATTTAGTAGATGATTACCAAGACAGACTAGCAGGAGAGGACAAGGATCTGCAGGTTCTGCGTTCTTTCCTCATAGACCGATTTGACGAAGCACAGGTCCCTTCAGCTATCTCAGAGATCTTTCTTAACGCTGCGCTTTACGGCACAGGCATTGGTAAGATTATTACTGAGACGATTAACAACAAAGAAGTAGAGCGTCAGGTCAACCAGCAGCTTGTACAACAAATTGCTCAGGCCGTTCAGGCAGGTCAGATTCCAGAAGAACAAGCAGAACAGCTTGTCGAGCAACAAGCAGTAAGCTACGACGTTGTAGACAAAGAACGGTTCCTTGTACGGGTAGAGGCTATCTCCCCGTTTGACTTTGTAATAGACCCAGCAGCCCGGACTATCTCAGAAGCAGAGTACGCCGCGCACGTTTCTTACAAGCCGCTGCACCAGATTATTGAAAAACAGATGCAGGGCATCTACAACTCGGTTGAGGTTAGAGAAAAAAGCGCCAGCGAGCGCACTTCGGGCGAAGAGAATGACGACAGTGATGCAGTTAAGCTAACTGAGTACTACGGTCTTATTCCAGAGAGCCTTCTGGACGTAGCACTAGACGAAGACGAAGAGCTTGTAGATCTTGGCGTTAATGACCAGCAGGACGGTGAAGACGCTACGCCCAGCGCGTTTGATCTTTACGGTGAAAACCTAGTAGAAGCTATTGTAACGATTGCTAACGATTCGGTTGTCCTTCGGGCTATCCGTAATCCATTCTGGAACGATGACCGTCCGCTAATTGCTTACCAGCACGACACAGTTCCTAATTCATTTTGGGGTCGTGGAGTCTGTGAGAAGGGCTACAACGCACAGAAAGCACTAGACGCAGAACTACGCGCCCGCATGGACGGTTTGGCGCTTACAGTCCACCCAATGATGGGCATCGACGCGACACGCATGCCACGCACCAGTTCATTTACTGTGCAGCCCGGTAAATCTATCCCGACAAACGGCAACCCCCGAGAAATTCTCAGTCCTTTCAACTTCGGACAAGTTGACCCAGCTATTTTCCAGAGCACGGGCGATCTTGAGCGGATGGTTCAGGTGGCCACAGGCACCTCTGACCCGTCAGCACCTTTGAATATTTCACCGCGCAACAGCACAGCGTCTGGCATGTCAATGGCCCAGTCGTCTGCAATCAAGCGGTCTAAACGAACACTTGCAAACATCGAGCGCAACGTCATTAAGCCTTTCCTTAAAAAGGCAGCTTGGCGATTTATGCAGTTTGATGAAGAGAATTTCCCGGTAAGAGATATTAACTTTGTTACCCACTCTTCACTGGGGATTACTGCTAGGGAACTGGAACAGCAGCAGCTTATTCAGTTGCTACAGACTGTACCACCAGAGTCCCCGGCATTCATGGTCATGCTCAAGGCTATTTACGACAACTCTAGCCTTAGCAATAAGGAAGAGCTTGTAACAGTTATTGAGCAGATGATGCAGCCTGACCCGCAGGCTCAGCAGCTACAGCAGCTACAGACTCAGCTTGCAATCCAGAAGGAACAGGCAGAGATCGAAGAGCGGCAGAGTAGAACGCAAGAGAATCTTGCCGACAGGCTTAAGACTATTGCGGATATTGAGCTTGGTCAGGATAAGTTGGATGTAGAACTGCAAGGGCAGATTCTAGATCTTTTAGCAGCCCGCGCTAACCAGCAAAACGGGAGTGAGGTGAATGGCACTACAGAATCAGGAGACGGAGAGGTTCTATCAGGATCTGTTCGCGCTCAGCAGCAGGCCGGAATGGGAAACGTTTCGGCAGTACCTAGAGGAAATCCTCAAGGGTAAGATTGAATCAGCTATCGACCTAGAGACGATGGAAGACCTTCATCGTAACAAGGGTCAGGTAGAAATTCTTAGGATGATTGTTTCTTTCAGAGATTTACTTGAATCACATTACGAATACATTGAAAGAGAGGAACAAGATTACCAAGATGAAGATTTTTGATATTAAGTGCCAGTCGTGCTTTTACACTTGGGAAGATATGGCGAATGACACGTCTGATATTTTTAAGTGTAGAAAGTGCGGTCAACTAGCACAGCCAGTTATCAGTGCTTGCAACTTTAAGCTTGACGGTACTGATCCGGGTTTCCCCACTGCATACGAGCAATGGGCAAGAACCCACGAACGCAGGGCGCGGGAAGAATCCCTAACGTCTTGATTAAACTCACTCCTACAACCCTTTTCATTTGCATAAGGCAGGAGAGATAGATGGATAGAAAAATTGTGGATCGGCCAGAGGATAAAGAGGCGGACGAGGGCGAGGAGATTCTTGACCCTACCGAAAACCTAGAGGACGAGGTAGTAGAGTCTACTGAACCCGAAGAAGGCCAAGGAAGTGAGGTTCCTGAAAAGTTTCAGGGTAAGTCCTTTGATGAAGTTGTTGATATGTACCGTAATCTTGAAAAAGAGTACGGGAGAAAGGGCAACGAAATCGGAGAACTTCGTAAACTCACAGATGAAATTCTTCAGCTAGAAATCCAGCAGAAACGCAACAACAGTGAGCGTGTAAACTCCAAGGAAGAGGAGCTGTCGGACGACGATTGGTTTTCCTCACCCAAGGAAGCGACAGATAAATACCTCCAAAAGTCAAGTCTGGCTAAAGAGGTAGAGGAGCTAAAAGATAAGCTTACCAGCAAGGACCGTGAACAGGCACATTCGGCATTTGTCGAGAAACATCCTGATTACATGGATCTTGCACAAAAAAGCGATTTTCAGGAGTTTGTTAAAGAGTCTAAGTATCGTACACAGCTTGCACAGCAGGCCGACCAGTACGATTACGAAGCCGCTAACGAACTGTTTGATCTCTACAAGGCTCTTCGCCAATCCACGGGTGCAGATGTGAGCGAGGACTCAAACAAGGCTGAAAAGCAGAGTCAGGCTAGAAAGCAGGCGACGCTTGAAGGTACGGGTAATCGCAACAAGGGGACTAAGAAAGTTTACAGACGCGCAGACCTTATTAAAATGAAAATGCAAGACCCCGAACGATACAATACAATGCAAGACGAGATCATGCGAGCGTATCAAGAGGGGAGAGTAAAATAAATGATTCGTAGGAGAATTTAATCATGGCACTAGGAAGTAATCACGTTACCTCCACAGCCGCAGCTACATTTGTACCTGAGGTTTGGAGTGACGAAGTCATCGCATCATTCAAGAGCAACCTTGTTCTTGCCAATCTCGTAAAAAACATGAACCATCAGGGCCGTAAGGGTGATGTCATCCATATCCCTGCTCCTGTTCGTGGCGACGCCAGCCAGAAGACGGCTGAAAATCAGGTTACGCTAATCAGCAACACTGAGGGCGAAGTCCTTGTCAACATCGACAAGCATTTCGAGTATTCACGTCTTATTGAAGACATTGTGGAAACTCAGGCTCTTAACACGCTTCGTCAGTTCTACACTGATGACGCAGGTTTTGCGCTTGCCAAGCGTGCTGATAGCGATCTTGGCGCACTGTTTGCTGGCTTTCAGGGCGGCACTGACTACAGCGGTGCGGTCATTGGTACAGACGGCTCAACGGCTTTCGATCCGACAGCCAACACCAACAGCGGTAACGGCGCAGCCCTTACTGATGCTGGTATCCGTACCATGATCCAGACGCTGGACGACGCTGACGTTCCGAACTCACAGCGTTATCTCGTAATCCCACCTGTTGAGAAGAACAACCTTCTCGGCATTGATCGCTTTACCGAGCAGGCATTTGTCGGCGAGGTCGGTGCTCAGAACAGCATCCGTAACGGTCGTGTGGGCAACATCTACGGTGTAGAAGTCTACGTCTCAAGCAATGTCCCAACGGTCACTGCTGACGACGGCAGCACGGACTACCGCGCCGCCGCTATGTTCCACGAGAGCGCAATGGTTCTAGCAACTCAGCTTTCACCTCGCGTACAGACTCAGTACAAGCAGGAGTACCTTGGTGATCTGCTGACCGTGGATATGCTCTACGGCACGCAAGAGCTCCGTGACGATGCAGCAATCGTCGCAGTTGTTCCTTCCTAATCGTAGGTAGGCAATACTAGGCTGGGGGAGGGCTTCTCCCCCGGCTTTTCTTAAGAGGTTTACATGGTAACAGTTGAAGACACTAAGACCGGCAATACGTTTGAAGTAACCGAAGAACACTGGGACCAGAATCTTTGGCGCGTTAAACGCTACAAGAAGGCAGAAAAAAAGCCCGCAGGACGCCCAAAGAAGACGTACACAGACGAAACTGAGGAATAAGAATGGCTACCTACCTCTCAGCAGTAAACTCAGTCCTCAGACGCCTTAGAGAGCGCGAAGCGACTTCAGTTAATAACAGCAACTACACACGTCTAATTGGTACGTTTGTCAACGACGCGAAAAGAGAGGTAGAGGACGCTTGGAACTGGACACACCTTAAGAACACAATTCAGATTGATACTCAGCAGGGTGTGTTCCGTTATTCTCTTACCGGTTCAACCCGGCGCTTTAGGCTTATTTATGATTATCTTAATAGGCCAGCAGTATTCAATGACACAGAAGATGTCTTCCTACAAAAGTCACCCAGCACTCGCTGGATGTCAAGACAGCTAAACCACGATGACGTAACTGAAAATCAGCCGCAGTGGTTTGAGTTTAACGGGTTTGACAATGACGGAGACGTTATTGTAGACTTGTATCCTATTCCAGACAAAGCCTATTCCATTAACTTTGATGTAATTATTCCTCAAGAAAATCTTGAAGTTGATGGATCAGACGATAACACCCAGATACAGTGTCCAGTAGAGCCAATTATTTTTGGTGCTTGGTCTAGAGCAATTTATGAGCGCGGCGAAGATCAAGGCTACCTTTCTGATGTAGCTTTTAGAGAGTTTCAGACAGCGCTTGCTGATGCTATTAGCTGGGACACAGTCAATACTTCTGACGAACCTAACTTTTTTGTTGTATAAGTATGGCTAAAGCACTTACACCGTTTTCCGTTGTTGCACCCGGATCTCTTGGCCTAAACACCAAGCAGGCAAGCCTTGAGATTGGTTTGCAGTTTTGCACAAGAACAAGAAATGCGGTCATTTCTAGAAGCGGCTCAACCGAATCAAGAAAAGGCTGGACCCCAGTCAACGACTCAGAGATTGCTAACGGCGCTAGTATAAAAGCGCTCCACGAGTATATTGACTCTAACGAATCACTAAGAATTATTTCAGCAGCAGATAATAAAATCTTTGAGGGTGAAAGCAACCCCAGTGATATTACAGGAACGATTACCACCCCAACAGATGATCACTGGAAGTTTGTTAACTTTAACGGAAAGTGCGTTGGTGTTCAGTCAGGCCACAAACCTATTGTAAAAGATGGTACCGGCGACTTTTCAGAAATTACGTTTGATGATAGTATCAATGACCCCATTGAGGTTCTTTCTGCTTTTGGCCGCCTTTGGTATGTTGATGCCGACAGACAAACAATTCGGTACACTGACCTGCTTCAAGAAGGTGTGCTTACCGGAGGCTCTTCAGGTACACTAAACGTAGCGACTGTTTGGTCTAATGGACAAGACGAAATTGTTGCTTTACAAGAGTTTAACAACTCGCTTGTTATTTTTGGAAGAAAGCAAGTTGTTCTTTTTTCTGGCGGCGAAGATCCTAACAACTCCTTGTCCATTATTGACATTTTAAATAACGTAGGGTGCATCGCAAGAGACTCTGTCCAAAACATTGGCAACGATGTTCTGTTTCTTTCTGACATTGGCGTTATCTCTCTTGCAAGAAACCTGCAAGCAGGCGGAGACGTAAGATCGCTACCCATAGTGAATCTTACTGACAAAGTTACTGATTTCTTTTCTGTGTTTTTCTTGTCAGAAAGCCCTAAAAACATTAAGTCTGCTTTTGTTCCAGATGAAGGTTTTTATGTAATTACATTTCCTGACAATAAAAGAACATTTTATTTAAACCTTAGATACCCAACAGACCAAGTTCTTGCTAGAGTATTTGTTTGGACAGATATTAACCCCACAGCTCTTCTTGCAACAAGGGACGACGAACTTTACATAGGCAAAGACGGGTTTATCGGCAGGTACGAGGGCTATTCGGATAACGGAGAAACCTACGAGTTTTCTTTTACAACTGGCTTTACCTCTGGTGGCCAGCAAGAAAGAACCGTAAAAAAGATTCCTAAGCAGGCCGTTGCTATTGTAAAAGGCGGATACTCCTCAAAGCTTACTTTTTCTTGGTCTTACGACTTTCTCCCTACTACTTATGACAACGAAACACAAGAAATAGAGGTAGCTGAAGAAGGTTCAGAATACGGGATTGCAGAGTACAATATAGGAGAATACTCTAGAGTTTCCCCTGTGTCAACGCTTATTTATAGAATGTCAGGGTCAGGAAAAGCATTTCAAGTTGGAGTCAGGGCCAATATTGTTGGTGCTGAAGTAGAAATACAAAGATTAGACCTTTACTTAAAATCTGGTAAGGTTTCTAGGAGAGCTACCGTATGAGTAATTACAATAAGAGCACAAACTTTGCTGTCAAAGATACGCTGCAAACTGGCGATCCAGAAAAGCTTGTCTCAGG